CCCGCCCCGCCAGTACCCCACTAACCCCCTCACTAAATCGTGATATTGTACGTAATCGCGCTCGCTTCAGTATCCCGATAGGTTAACCCGAACCTCATCATGGTGACGATTTCGTAGCCATCCCATTCCGGGTGCGGGGTAACGGCCATCGTTACCCGCCGCTTCCAGCCGAGCATCCACTGATCCCAGCGCACCGCCAGCAGCGAGCCGGTGGTGTTATCGGCCTGCGTATCCTGGTCGATCTTCCCATTCGTCTGCGCCCGGTACGGATAGCTCGACATGGTGTGCGGGCTATACGTAAAGACGTAGTGCATCGAGTAGGACGTGAGCACCGGATAGCCCCACAGACTGGTCAGCCGCCCGCCTTCCAGGGTAGGGCTACCGAAAACGTCGCGGGTCTTGATCGCAGTGATCTCGGTATAGGCTTTCCAACTGGTGAACGGGTCGAGGATGAAAGCGCACCGGGCCGGATCGGCATTCTTGCCGCCCGTGCCGAGCAACTTCGCCGTCTCGATAAAGTCGTCCTCGTCCAGCGCCCCGCCACCCCGCGAGTTGGCCGTATTGGTCACCAGTGCCAGCTTGCGGAATCCATTGGCGACCAGGAACGCCTCTGTCCCGGCAGGAGTGCCGCCGATGTCATTGATGTTCGTAGTCGCGGTCGTGGCGGTATCCCCGTCAATCACCACATGGTCGAAATACTCCTGCGCCGCCCGGTCAAGCTGCGTGCGGAGCTGATTCGCCCAGGGGATGATAGAGTCTTCGTTCAGTTCCTCCGTCCAGCGCACGCGCGCCCCCATCTTGGCGACAGTCAGCGCCTGCGAGCTAGTCCCCAGGCGGGAACTGGTCACCGTCGGCGCAGGGGTAGACTTTCCGCCTGTCGCGGCGTCAGCAGTCGTCTGCGCCACCTTATAGAACACCGGATCGGTGCTCTCTAAGGGGATGGTCAGGCTCTCGAACCCCTGCGGCACTTCTACGCTAGGGATGTTCTGAGCAATCACACTCTCGCGCCGGATGGATTCCCAGATCGTGCGCCCCATTGCTGCCGTCGCCCAGTCCGTGCCATAGCTGGTCAGAGTCGAGTAGTTGACCTCGGCGGCCTTCACGCCCACCGCCTTCATCGCCCGCCGTCCTTCCTCGCCGGTGACGGTCTTATCCTCTTCCAGCTTGAGCGCGACCGCTTTGTAGGCCGCCGGGTTGGGCTTGATCCCCGCGCCCTGTAGCACCGTGAGCGCGTAGGTCATATCTACCGCGTCTAGGTTGTCGTATGGACTCACATCGTCAAATTTCGCCACGTAGGGGGCCTCGCCCCCGCCGGGTAGACGGCGACCCTTAGCCGCGTCCTGCTCCCACTTCTCGCGCTCGGCTTTCACTGCATCGGCGATAGCCTTCTCCTGCTTGGCTTTCGCCACCGCTTCCTTATCGCGCGCCTCGCGGTCGGCCTTCACCGCGTCGGCGGCGATCCGCGCCACGTCCTCAGCCGTGAGCGCCTTCACCTCATCATTCTCAGCCATTGGTTTACCTCGTTTAGTTGCGACTTTAGGTTTTCCGATAGTGACCTCTCCACTAGCCGCCGCGGCTACTCTCTGCTGTTCGCCTGTAGCAGCCGCCTGTGGCGCTTCCGTTTCCTGGTCGTAGTCTTCCGGTACTGTAATTCCCGCCTGCGCGTAGAGCGCCTTCATAGCGGGAAGGGCGACGGCATAGGGATTGGCCGGTTTGCGACTTTCCGTCACGTCGAACAAACTGAGTTCGACGGGCGGCCATTCGAGAATGTGCCCATCGGTCGCCGTGCGAATGAGATGAGCTACCGACCCACTGGAAGCCGCCGCCGCGCCCTGCTTGGCCGCTTCCCATACGCGCCGCGCCAGCGCAACCGACTTGTCCAGCACGACGCGGAACCACCATCCATCACTGCGTTGCTCACGGCTGACCGTCTTCCCGATGTAGGAAGGGGAACCGCTCGGCTTGCCCCGGTCATCATAGCCATGATAGTAAACTGCCGGGGGAAGCCCATACTTGTCGGCGTGGAGGTTGGTCTGCGGGGAGAAGTATTCACCGTCCGAGTCCTTGCCCGCATACGGCCCGCCATAAGGGATACCCAGCACGTCGAGCGCCCACTCCCCGTCGTCCGTGCCCACCGCCTTGACGGTGGCCTTCCCCTCTTCCCGGTGCATGGCGGCATACAGCGCCCTCATCTGCGCCTGCGCGCCTTCCTCGCTGTCATGGCACGCTACCTGCTCGCCCGGCGTGCCGTCCGCATTCTCTTTATGAACGCACCACTCTTCGCCTTCTTTCACCACTGTCCAGGGCATCTCTACCTCCACAAACAAAAGCGCCGCGTCGCCATTTCTGGCGCTCGCGGCGCTCTGCCTGTGTATGCGGTTGTCAGACTACATGCTACTACCCGTCGTGTATCGTTAGCTCATAATGGCACTGCGGGCATCGGATCAACGTCCGATAGGATCCCTTCGCCACGTTCCAAGTTGTGCCGCCGCACTTGCGGCACTTGAGAACCTCAAAGGGTTCATCATACACGCTCGGTTTTTCATAGGTGAATAGAGTGTTCTCGGTTCGTTCTAGAAACGCCTGGCACCCCTCACCGTATTCGCCATGATAATTATGATGCTCATGGCAATACCCACAATGCGGGCAAATCTCCTCAGTCGCGTCACACCACTTATCGGCACACTTAGCCATCGGCATTCTCCTGATGCTCATAGATTCAGCTTTCCCCAGTCGTCTTTCCCGTTGTCTATGTAATCATACGCCTGAATCATGGGAAGCAAAAAACGATCTTGTTCAGGCAACTTGAGCGCCAGCAGTTTCGGATAGACGGCAGCCATGTTATACTGCCATGTATGATACCGAATCGGCCAACGCTTCTTGAGCCAATTGGGAAGCCACCGCGCCTTAATCGCCTCAATCCAGTTCGCAGGATAATCAAAGCGAACATCCTCAATCGTTTTCCCCCATAGCTTGAATAGGGCAGTAACTATCTCATACCCTACTCTCTCATCTATTAAAATGCTGACTTCCGGGTCAATCTCCTCCCCTAATTCCCTCGATAGGGCAATACGCACCCCGTACTTAATACGCTCTAAGTGTAACTTATTCTCGTCCATCGGCATTCTCCTGATGCTCTAATCCGAACGTCGCTTTCAATTTGCAGCGCGGGCAAATCATCTCGATCTCTATTGTACCATGATTTGCGTAGTATTTGCACAATAGCTTACCGCATTGCGGACACCGCCACTCACTCAGTTTCCGGCGCGGCGGTTCGCCTACCGTGCCAATGACCTCGCCGCCCTTGAGGATGACTACCATCACTCAATCTTCTCGCCCTCAAGTTGCCCGTAGAGCTTTTCAAGGGTATCGGCCATTTCACGTAAATGCTTGCCAATCTCCCGCGATTCCATGAAGGCGAGTAGGGCATTTAGCAACCCCTCGCGGTCGCCAATGTCCGTTTGATGATACGTCTCCACCGTCCACTTCTTCCCTTCCGCCATGCGTGCCGCGTGAAGCAGCGTCATCCACTCCTTGCGCGTCATTTTCACCAGGACGTTTTCTTGCTGATCGTATCCTATTTGTTCCATTTATCCTCGTCTACCATCCGAACCGTTCCTCTTCCGGGAATGTGACCTCGTCTATCACGAAGTCCACCAGCCGCGTCGGGCGCATCGCAGCCCGTAGCATCAGCGCCCGCGCCATTACCGTGTCATCGTGCTGTCCACTAGGGGCGCTGTAGCTGCTCCGCCCGGTCGTAGGTGATACTATGCGAGTATACGCCTCTAGCTCTGCTCGCGCTACGCGGTCGGGCAACCACGCCCATTCGCCCCGCTCGGAGGCCAGCGCCATGTTCTCGATCAGGGGCGGCTTGCTGGTGGCCGTCGTCATAAACCCGGCGACGGGGAGGCCGGAGCGTTGTAGTTCCTCGATCACCGGCTCGCCCATCGCGTTCGCTTCGGCGACAATCGCCTGTACTCTCCACTCCTGCGCCAGCGCCTCGAGCCGCCCGCGCTGGAAGATGTAATCGATCTGATTGAAACGGTCGAGCGCAACTTCCTGGCGGCAGTCCACGCACCCCACGCTAAGGGCGGTGAAATCGGCCTGCTTGCCCCAGTCCGCGCCCATGACTGTCCGATGTCCCGCATGGTCATCCGGGTTGCAGGCCGGGGCGGTCAAACATGCGATGATATTGCGGAAGACCGCGCCCGATCCTTCCAAGAACTCAGCCAGGTACTCTTGTGCGAATACGTCCTCCGGCAACTCCTGGCGCGCCGCCTCGATTTCGTCGGGCGAGATAAACGGATTGCTGGACGTGGGGAAGCGCCAGCTGTGCCAGTCCGGGTCATCCCCCGACTGCCCGCGATTCCACAGGTGGAAAAACCAGTTGCGCCCGCGCGGGGTCGAGATGAATACCGCGCTCCCTATCCGGTCAGAGAGGGCAGGGCGTAATGCCCCTGTCCACGCCTCTTCTTGCACGAATGCAGCCTCGTCAATGATCACTAAGTCTAGCCCCTCCCCGCGTAGGCTATCCGGCTCATCTGCCGACCGTACTTGCACGCTGCCGCCGCCGGGCATGGTCACGAGCCGTTGCGTCTCGCTCTTCTCTGCCCCCGGTATCTGACGCGCCAGCCCCTTGACGCCGCGCCAGCCGACGGCGGCGACTTTGTAGCTCGGAGCTACCCACCAGGCACGACCCCCCGCAAGAGCGACACGTAAACACTTGTGAGTGCCATAGCGCGTCTTCCCCCAGCGCCGTCCGCAGGCCAGCACTTTGAAGCGGGCACGGCTCGCGTCCACAACCTGCTGCCCCTCATGGAAGGCGGGAAGGTCAATCGTCAGCAGGGTCATCCGGCCAATTCACCTTGATGCGAATATCCCCGCCATCCGCGCCTGCTATTTCTTGGCGCTCTATATATCCCCTGTTCTTGCCAATAGTCTTTAGCACGAGGCTAACCGCCCAGGGCTGCTGCTTTTGGACGGCCGCCCATAGTGCCAATTCTGCCGTATCAACCATTATGCCCCGCTCCTGATCAATGACGGCCTGTATAGCAGGATAGCGGCTGGCGTAGTTGTAAATCGTAGTCGCGGCGCAGTTCAGCGCACGGGCGGCGACGTACATCATCCCCTTGCTCGCCCGGAGCGCCTTTATCACTTGCGCCTGCGTGAATTTCTCTCGTCCCATAGTTATTCAAATAATCCAATCTGTCGCGGTTCCAGCCCCATGCCCACGAGCCGTTCCAAGATGACGGCGACATACTTTGGCTCGATTTCCATACCGTAGCAGATGCGCCCCAACTGCTCGGCGGCGACCATCGTTGTGCCAGAGCCGAGGAAGGGGTCGTACACAATCTCATCGGCACGGGATGAATTCTGAACTGCCCGCGCTACCAATTCGACTGGCTTCATGGTAGGATGCTCCGGCGATTTCATTGGGCGGTCAACATTCCAGACAGTATCCTGCTGACGTCCGCCATAATAGCGATGTGCCGCATTAGGAAGCCATCCGTAGAATATCGGTTCACAACGCCAGTGGTAGTCCACACCTAATGGCGCGAACGTGGCATTATTCTTCACCCACTGGATTGTCTGCCGCCAAATCCCGCGATCCTTGAGTGCCTGCCCAAAGAGCACATGTGGCGGCCCCGCCGGGGCCGCTACATACCACGCGCCCCCAGCGGCGCAGTATTCGATTGTCAAATCGAAGGCAGCGCAAAGCATCTGAACTATCCCTGCCTCGTCAAGCGTATCGCCTATCATGTTCTCTACAACGCGATTGGCCGGAGCAATCGCGTTCAGCATTTTGTTCTTATCTCCCACTGCGACACCATAAGGCGGATCAGTCCAAATCATTTCTGCACAGGTATCCTGCATCAGTCGGCCCACATCATCTGCGCTCGTGCTGTCGCCGCACATAAGGCGGTGTCGACCCACCTGCCATATCCTGCCCCGGTCAGTCGCCCACTTCTCGCGCAACTCCTCTGCCCGGTCGAGCGCCGCGCCGGGGTCGCCGGGCGGATCACCAGCGACGGAGGCGATAAGCTCCTCCAACTCGTCTTGCCGGAACATCGCCCCCAAGTCAACGCCCGCCTGGAAGTCAGCTATAATCTGCGCGACGTCCCATTCCAACCCCACCTCGCCCGCCCGATTGTCCCAGTAGGCCAGTTGCCGCGCCTTGCCGTCCCCATTGCTCACGTCGAGATCGATGCGCCGGACGACTACCAGTTGAGTGCCATCCGTCTCCACCTCAATCGCATCTTCCAGCCCAATATCGGCGGCGTGCTCCTGCGTTTTATTCCCGGCGAGGATCACGCCGTTGCGGTCAACGACAATCGAGCGGCCTGCGCCCACCGCCCGCAGGCTCTCCTCCAGCATGTAGCCGCCGCGCTCCGTCCCCACATTGGCGTTCTGCGGGTCGGGGGTATAGTCGGTGATTTTGGCCTGCCGTACCGCCATTAAGTAGTCCTGCCCCCGTTCTGCCCGGAAAGCCGGGGCTGGCGATTGTCTGCCCGGCGGAAAAGCCGGGTCGCCGCCGGGGGCGTTGGTCAAGGGAAAGCGATTATATGCCCGACACCCCTATTGTACGCGAAATGGGGCGGGGCGGCAAGCGAGAAAACTATGCTTCCTTAGCTGCATCGCTAAACCCATTGATTCTGCACCAGTTCTGGTAGAATATCTCCTGAAAAACGAGGGAATCACCAACCCGACATTCCGCCGGGTGAGGAATGGCGATAGGTGATATACCCATCTCCCCGCACCAGGGACATTTGCAATAGGAAGGCGTACCCTTCTTCATAACCACAATAATTGGGCCGTCTTTCGCCGGCCACTTCTCTGGCAGCCTATCATTGCCTAGTACCGGATCATGACTTCCTGTGCTCATTGTGCTTCTCCTTTAATGCTTCTAGAATTGTTACCTGAAACAAGTGTGGATTATCTTTGAGCACCGCCAGCCAGCCCGCCGATAGGGTTTGTACCTGTTCCTCGGTCAGCCCCAGCGCCCGGTCGAACGAAATGCCGTGCGTGATCTCGTGGATAACTGCCTCTTCCAGTTGCGACCCGGTCTGGTGGTAATCAATGTCGATCCGGTTGCGCTGAGCGTCAATGTGCCCGGCATTGGGGATGCCATCGCTATTTCTCACCCGGCTCCGCGTCCGCACCTCATAGGGGTGAGCGCCGATCTTGACCTGCGTTTTGCACTTGCGGTACTTCTTACCCATGCCCGCCTCCGTTGCCGTTGTGGTGCGCCGCCGCCCCGAACTTGCTGAGCTTGAACGGGTTGTTGCCCAGGCTCATGGCGTAGGGGAACAGTGCATCAAAGACCCGCCGGTTCAGCAGCACGTCCTGCTGGCAGTGATACACGATGTCATCAATCGCTTCCTGGAACTCCGCCTCATCCCAGCTGCGCACGTTATTCCAGGCACGGGGATAGATGCTGGTCTTTATCCCGTTCAGATCAAAGTAGTCCCCTAACATCGCCAGCCCTTTGTAGCTGGCAATGGCGAGGGACTTGGCGACCTGATAGGTGTCGAAGACCACCCACCGCCGGGGCCACGCCAGCCCGTAGCGCATGAAGCGGGAGTGTAACCAGTTCAGATCGAATGCCTGCAAATTGTGACCGATGAGGATGTCATAGGCACTCATGCCCTCGACCGACTCGGAGAGCAGGCGGCGGTCGTCCGGCTCGCCAAAGCCCATCGCGTGCGTCTCGACTTCCCCCTCCAGGGGCAGGATGCACAGCGCCAGCAGATAGCCTTGATAGCCGACCGCCTTCAAGTCAGTCGTCTCAATATCGACGACTGCCGCATGGAGGGGAACGGGGGGACAATGGTTGGGGAGCGGATGGCGTTCGCGCGCCGGGGCGGGGTGAGCGGGGAGATCTATCTTGTACTCTCGCTTGCCCGCCATCAGCGCCACCGCCCGCGCGCCGCCTTCTTGCAAGTAGCGCCGGGCGGTGTGCGGCTTGACCGGCCAGCCGTGCTTGGCGACAATCTGGCGGG